AATTGCAACACCTGTAATTGTTCCTGTGTTTGTGATTGTTCCTGAATTTTGTAAAGCACCACCACTTGTTAAAGTAACACCGGCTGGAATAGCTACAGTATCGCCGCTATCTCCAAGTGTGACTGTGCCACAATTTGCTGTTGGTGTAATTTTATTAACTTTAACTTCACTCATATTACCTAATTTTGAAATTTATATCTTATAATAACAATTCCTGAACCACCAGCAAAACCAGAAGCTACAGCAGACCCAGATCTACCCGCTCCACCACCACCGGTGTTTGCAGAACCTGCGGAATTATATCCACCACCTCCTCCTGAACCTCCAGCTCCAGCGTTATTATTTTCAGATCCACCGCCTCCACCACCTGCTCTTGTAACAGGTGAAGCATTAATTGAACTTGTTGCTCCTGCGCCACCTGCACCACCAGCACTACCAGGTGAATTAGCTCCGACTGCAGTAGCTCCGCCACCGCCTCCACCATGGTCTGTAGCTGGACTAGAAGATGATTTTGAATTACCTCCATTAAAACCTTGTGCTGGACTTACTGATGGACTATTTCCTGCACCACCAGCTCTGTTGGATCTTCCACCACCGCTACCACCTGAGCCACCAGCACCACCAGGTTGACTTCCAGGAGGACCACCACCTCTACCACCTGAGCCACCTCCTGTAGAAGTTACAGATGAAAAACTTGAATTTGAACCTTGATTTCCTGGGCTAGCAGCAGGACTACTACCAGCTCCACCGCCACCAACAGTAATAGGGTAGCCTTGAGCTGTTACTGGTACTTGTGAAACTCCTGAACCTCTTGGACTTGAAGTATATCCGACACCACATGATTCTCTATAACCTCCAGCACCACCTGCACCGCCACCTTGACAACCACCACCTCCTCCTCCTCCAGCCACAACTAAATAATCTACTGCGTTAGATCCACATGAATTACCTGTTGAACTTACTGTAAAAGTACCGGGGCTTGTAAAAGTATGAATTTTATAATCTCCGCTTGTTGCTTCCGATCCTCCAGATGCAGATATATACAAAGCATCTGAACCAACTGTTATGGCAAAAGCTCTATCAGAAGTAGTCCCTGTTTCAGTGATTGTAATTCTAACCGTAAAGTTTGAAGTTACGTCAGCACCTACTACCGCAGTAGCCGTTCCAGAAAAAGCACCTGTTGATGAGTTGAGTGTAAGACCTCCAGGTAAACTTCCTGATTGTATTGAATAAGTTACTGTACCAAATGAAGCAGTTCCTGTTACAGGGCTTAAATTTCCGTTAGGGTCTGCTCTCTGTGAAGATCCTGCAATTCTACCTAAAGATCCTGAAGCAGTAGTAAAAGTAATTGTTGGAGCTACTATTGGCCCTGAATCTCCTGAACTTGATACTAGCCATCCTTGAGCAGAACTTGAATAAGTTAATGTTGTTGCTTGCCTGTTTGCAGTAACCCCTTGTCCTGCTGTTCCACCTTCAATTTTTTCTCCAGATTGTGGAGCAAAAATAATAGCTTTTGTATTTGCATTTGATACATAATCTAAAACAGTTACTGATTCACCTATAACTCCAGTTGGTAAAGTAACCGTGACAGTATTTGAAGAAGTATCTACAAAATATCCTTCACCTGCACTTGCGTTAAAATTTGCTGTTTTTGGTGTAGTTTGCCAATCAACACCCCCTCCACCTAATTCATTTGTTGCACCTGCTGCTAAAGAAATTGTGTCTCCTGAAGCACCAATTGTAATTGCAGTGCCTGACTGACTTACAATATTTCCACCATCACTTGCTTGAAGTGCATTTGATTTTACGATGTTTCCTGCAACCGCAACTGTATCACCAGCTGCACCAACTGTAATTACATCACCACTTTCGTTGATAATGTTATTATCGTCTTGGTCTGCTATGTTATCTACTTTAATTTTACTTGTCATAATTATTGATACCTATACCTTATTACCACTATACCTGAACCACCTGCACCACCATCACTAAAAGGTACCGGATCAACTCCTCCAGATGCTCCACCACCACCTCCAGTGTTTGCTGATCCAGCTTGACCAACACTACCTGGTTTAATACCTGCATTACCACCTCCACCTGCTCCACCTAAACCTATAAGAGATTGATTAGAATTTTCTCTAGATCCACCACCTCCTCCTGCTCTTGTAACTGATGATCCTGTAATTGAAGTTGCTTGTCCATCTCCTCCGTCACCACCTTTTCCAGGACCAGTATTTGTTCCTGCTTGTCCTGCTGCACTTGCTCCGCCACCACCAGAACCAACGTGATTTCCAGTAGTTGATGCAGTTCCTCCAGGATTACCTTGAGGTGGACTAACGGGAGGGGTGTTTCCATTTCCTCCTAAATTTGGACTACTTGCTGTTCCACCACCACCTGAACCACCTGATCTTGCTGCTTGACCTGGACTATTATAGCCTGTAGATCCACCACCTGCAGAAGTTATAGTTGAAAAAGTTGAATCAGAACCATTTGAACTTGGTTGAATACTAGTTGCACCTGCGCTTCCTGCTCCCACTGTAATTGGATATCCTTGTACTGAAACAGGCAAAGCTGCAACACAAGCACCTAACGGTGATCTTGAATAACAACCTGAAGCAGCACCAGAAGATTCTCTATAACCACCTGCTCCTCCTCCACCGCCACCGTAACCGGAAGCTCCACCAGCTCCACCTGCTATGACTAAATAATCAACAGTTGTAGATCCACTAGGTGCTCCCGCAGAAGAAACTGTAAATGTTCCAGGTCCTGTAAATGTATGAATTTTAAAATTTCCTGATGTTGTTTCTGTCCCACCACTTGCACTAACAAAAGGACTTCCTCTTTCGTTAGAAGTTGAATCTTGAACATTTATCCAACCTTGTGTTGAATCAACATATACAAATGTAACTGATTGACCTTCTGTGTTTAAAGCTATAGGTGCCGATGCTATTCCACCTATTTTTTCAGTTCCATTTGCTGCTACTGTTAAACTATGTGTTTGCCAAGTTCCTGCATAATCTGCAAGTGAAACTATTGCTCCAGCAGAACCTGCTGGTAAATTACAAGTAAAAGCACCACCTGTTGTATTACAAAAAAATCCGTCTCCAGACACAGCAGAAAAAGTTGCCGTCTTTGGAGTTGTATTCCAGTCAACAGTTCCTGTTCTCCCAAAACCTGTTTGAGAAGCACCTGCAGATAAGGCAATAGTATCGCCACTTGCACCTAAAGTTATTGTTGTACCACTTTGGCTTATAATATTTCCAGCGTCAGATGCTTGTATAGCATTTGTTTTTACAACATTACCTGGAACTGCAACTGATTTACATGCTGATCCTACAGTAATTGTACTGCCTGATTGTGCATCTATTTCATTTACTTCTATTTTACTCATTAAATAATTACCAATGTACCTGTTGCTGTTATTGTTCCTGTAATTGTTATTGGACCTGCTAATACACCTGAGTCCATAGTTTGAACTTCATCTAAAGTAGATGCATGAGTCACAACATAACCTGTTGCTTGCATAACAGGTGACATTGCTTTTTTAGCAGGGACAGTACAAAAAACTTCTTTCTCATTTGAACCAAAATCAATCTTAGAAGTGTTTCCTGATGAATTACTTATCACTGTGTCTCTTGATAAAGTATCTGGAGAAGCATCGGTAACTGTACCAATACCAACTTCAAACTTATCTGTACCTGTTTCTGCAATACAATAATACGTAGTATTAGTTGTACCAACTCCAGCTACAAAAGTAATAAAATCCTGTGAAGCACCAGCAAGGTTCAACGTTCCCGTTCCCGAGGTAGTGCTTGTCTCTTTAACTCTATCGTTAATGACAAGTGCCATCGAAACCTCTCCTTACGTTAATCTTAATATTGCAGCAGATGTTGTAAATGCAGGGAACTGAATTGTAAATGTTCCTGCAGTTGCAGTTTTGTCTCCACCAAAATCTAAGACACAAACAGCGTCCGTAGTACCTGAACCACCGTTAGTTGTTGTATTGTAAATTAAAGCCCCTCTAGCTGTTAATGTTACACCAACAAAAGATAAATCAGCAAAATCAGTAATTGCTATTGAAGAAGATACTTTTACACCTTGATTAACAAGTGCTTTACCACCTGCTACATATCCTGATGAAGTGACTTCAGTATTAGATCCACCACCTGGATTAGTTGAATAATTTTCTGTTGATTTTCCTAAAGTTGCTGAACTTGTGTACATTGCTAATTTGTATGTATCTGTTGATGCATCAAAATCGTGACTTCCTTGTAGTAATTCTTTTTTAAATGAATTACAAATTGCGTTAGTTGTTATTGCCATGTTGGCCTCCTTTTAATTTAACTGTTTGGTGACGGTGAAGGCACTTTTATTCGTGGCACACCATCATCGTATTCTGCACGTCTTCTTCTCCCCATTTGTTGAAGAGCAAAATTCTGTATGCTTTCATTATACTTACTTTTATATAAGTTGTACATATCCATAGGTCCTTTAAGAAAAGCAAAAGCTTCTGTTAACACGCCATCTAAAAGTAAGCCTTGTTGGTATTCTGACAAATAAGTATTATTAGAAGAGGTAAAACTAGGTGGAGTAATTATATAATTTAGTTGCACTGCATAAGCTATGTTAGGTGTTGGAGCTACAACAATAGTAGACTCATCCCAATTAGCATAAAATCTTGGTAATCCAGTAGCTCCACTTCCATTAAATTCTGTAATAAAGCTAGTATCTCTTTTTTCCATAAAAGATCTGTCTCCAGATTGATCAGTAGTACTAAATACTTGTAGAGATCTAATAATTAAAAAATCAGCAGGAGTAACTAAATATCTCTTGTTAGCAGTAAATGAAGAGGTTGCATATTTTCTTGTATCATCGTAGTCTACAGCTCCTGCAATATTAAGTTCTACATTTCTAATAAATTGTCCAATAATAGTATCTGTTAATACGTTTGAATCAACTTCAGTATAGTTTCGAACCTGTGTTAAAAAATCAGAATAAGTTATAGCCATTATGTAATACTCACTGTTATTTCACCTGTTGTCATAATTAATTTTCTTCTTCTATTTTGTAAAGAAGGATCAGCCGGTTTCATAGTGCTTATTACAACACCGGCACTTGTTAAAACATCTGCAGGTTGGGCTGTAATAAAAGCAAAATTACCAGGCAGGGTTAGATTTGCTACACCCACCATTGTTCCTCCTGAGCTTGTTACCGTAACATCACTTGTAAAAGGTTGAATTGGTTGTTGAAATTTTTGAGGTCTTGTGTTTTGCAAAGCAATAGCATCAGCCGTAAAGTGTCTTCTTCTTATTTGTGGACTTTTAGGTTCAAACTCACTGTAATGTACTAATGAACCATTCCATTCTTTAACCATTTCATTATATGGAAAAGCCATACCAGATCTGTCTGATATTGCCTGACTTCTTTTTCCTGTTGCCCATTTAGCCATAGTTATATTCCATTAGGGTAAAAAGATTGAGGTGTAATATAAGTAGACGCTCTTTGACCATCTTCATCAAGAGCTCTTTTTAATTGATCTTCATAAATTAATTTATTTTGTTGAACTAAGTTTGGTGCTTTTTTCATTGCAAGATAATAAGCTAAACCTGCACACATACAAGGTAGGAATCTGTAAACAACATCTCCATCATTAGTATATGCTCCAGAATCTTCTATTCTTTTTATTACATAGTATTTTAAAGTTGTGTAAGTATTTAAATTAGGTGCTTGGTATAAATAAATTTTTGGAATTTTTACTCTATCAACGTAATATTGAGAAGGTTGGCCTAATGCAAGTTTATTAGGTAGAGCAGAATAAGCAGATCTGTCAATTTTAGTTAATGCAACATCCTGAGTGTTAACACTATCTGCTGCTGCTGCTGTAGTAGATACAAAAGCTTCAAGTACATCACTAACATCTGAGTCAACTGCGTAAGCTGCTTGCCCACTTACTAATGCATTTTCATGAAGAGCTACTTTCCATAAATGAATACCTCTATTTCCCCATTCCGCGAATAATAAATCTAAACTTCTTCTTGCTGATTTTAGATCATAACCAGAAGTAGTGCTTAAACCACATCTTTCGTAACCTTCATCTATAATTTCATCAATGTTTAAATTAAAACTAGTTGTCCCTGACGTAGCCATTATTATCCTTTTTACGGTTGTACAATTTCTTGGATTGTATCACTTTTTGACTAAACTTTGAAGACCTTAGGTTTTTTGCGATTAAGTTTGTTTTTAACTTGTAGTTTTTTCTTTTTTTCACCTCTTGCACCTCTAAGCTTGCCATCTATTTGAGCAGTTATTTGTCCTCGTCCTATTGCCATTATAATATATCCTTCGCTTTACCTATAATAGGTTTATACTTTGTTTTTCCTTCTTGTCTGTAAGCAAGAAGATATTGTGCTCTTCTGTTTTCAGGAACCCAACTTGCGTGGATCCATCCTGAATTAGGTTCGCCAGGCGTATAGTACTCGAGGATCAATTGATCTGTCTCAAGGTTTTTTTTAACCCAATCAGCTACCTCAGCATTGTCAACTCCTACACATTCGAAATCACAGGCCTCAGCTTTTGCATGTTGGCTATTTCGACTTGATCCTATAGCAAGACACAAATCTTCTGAGCGGAATCCGCTAGTCACTTTAACTCTTCCAAAATGATCTCGTACCGGTTGCAGTATATTTTCACATAATGCTTTTAATTTTTCTATTTGACCTGCATTTGGATTATTATTAATACCCTTACGAACAGCTGTGTCCGATTTAATTAATTCTAAAAGGGTAAAATTTCTACTTAGATTCATCTATTATTTTTTTAATTGTTTTAGATCCGTCTATATTTTCTTCAAGTTCAACTTTTACTTTTCCACATTTATATTCAATATTATCATTTGCAGTACGTTCTGCAACACGTTTTCCTTTTAAACAATCTGACATCGCAGGCTGTATTCTATGTTCTGTAAGTTCTCCTGCTATAAACATACAAAGTGCAACAACGCTACTGATGACCGTTTCCATTTGCTCTTACCTTATCTTTTAATTGTTCAACATCATCTAATGCTTTTTCTAATTGTGTTTTTAAAAATTCTATATTAACCTTGTTAGTCATATTTTGTTCTTGAGTTACAGTTAGTTTTTCAACGTCACCATACAACGCTTCTATTAACATAAACTGTTCTTGATCTGTTGGTTTCTGCTCAGATTTTTTTAATAAATCAGCATTAAATAGTTCTCTTGAAGTCTCCAGACTGGTCAACCTTGCAGTCACTTCTGTATATGCGAATACACCCATTGCAACTAGCACGATCAGGCTAGCAACCGTCTTCATCGGCATTTGCACAGCAGCCGATTCTGATATGTTTAGAGGTTTATTACTCATCTAGGTATGTACCCTGGTTGTATAAAAAAAGCTAATAATACGAAAGCTACAATTAAAGCACCTGTAAAATAATAATTCATCCTCTGATACTCCATAATTATTTTTTTCTTTTTTTGTTTTTAAATATATTATTGATCCAATCAAACATCTTGTCTAGTAGTCCAAAAAAATTATATATAAGTCTATCCATTATTCGTAACTTTTATCTTCTGCATTTACTTTTTCTTCCACATCATAAAACATTTTGTCACTATCTTCCGTAAGCCAGTCTTTATTTTCAACATTCCATTTTGTAGTTTGAACCGAATAGTCTGGAACACCGTCACCAACAGTGTAATTAGGAGCATCCCACAGAATGCGGTTATTAGGCTGAGCTGCATAATTGCCGTCATCAAGAGCCAATATATGCGCACACTTATGTTCAGCGGGTATTTCAGAATGTTCCGTATCCAAAATATTTCCTTCTGGATGACCCCAGTCAATGGTAAATAAATATTCGAATGGATAATTTTTTTTATCTTTTCCATAATACTTACCTCTTTTTCCTCTTAGAAAACTAAAGCAATGAACACTAGGATAATAACTAAAACAATTCCACAACTGAAGCTGGTCGACAGGCATATCTGGCACTTCGGTTCTATCGAATTTTTCTTGAAAAAACGCTGATATAGGCAAACGCCAAAAGCATGCACCATTTGGTAGCATAATGTTAAATAAGAGAGCCCTATCTGTAATAGAGACCACACTAAACACACAGCAGTCAACACTTTCTCCTTGATGTTTTTTAAGATCATATAAATATTCCTTTCTTATCTTACAGTATATAGGTGGTATGTCAGCATTCAAGTATGCCATAAGCTAGCACTTCCAACGTCTTCTAGCTTGTCTTAATCTTGAATTCGGGTCTTTCGCAGCTTTAGGAAACTTCTTCATTTGCCCTGCTGATCTTGCACAATAAGATTTTCTACGTGATGCTCTTTTCTTTCCTGGATTATCTTCCGTAACAGCAGTGCTTAATTTACTTCCAGGGTTTTTTCTTCTGTATGCCGCAACACCTGCAGCAGTCATACCTGCACCACTTTTAGTAGATCTAAAATTCTTTTTATTTCTAGCAGGCATGTTGTCTCCACCTCTTTTAAAACTAGCAACACCACCAAGAGCTTTTCTTTTTTTCTTAAACATTGATCTTGTTAAATCATTAAAAGAAGGCATACTCGTTAATCTTTCCATATCCCTTCTCCAAGATTCTGCTGAACCTGAAGAACCAATATCTCTTCCTGAACCCATTCCTCTTAATGAATTAGCACCTTTACCTCTTACTTTATGAATTTTAAAAGAACTTCCTCTTTGTGATTGTGATTTAGCTGGTATAATAGCTGATTTACTATTACTTCCGCTACTAGAAACATTTTGAAATGGTTTAGCTGTGCTTTTGTTAGGTTTATAACCATGAGCTTTTTCAAAACGTTTATTTCTTTTTTTTGTAGCTACATTTTTTTTTATGCTTTTGACAAGATCAACAATTCTCTTGCCTGCGTATTTTCCGCCTGCGTATGTTAATCTAAATTTACTCATATTACCCTACGTAAATGAAATTGTTACGCCCGCAGTTCCAGCAATAGTTGCATGTATTCCTTCTACAAATAAAATACCTGAACCAGGTAAATACATATCTAAACCTTCAGTTCCAAACAAATATGTTGCAACCGTTGTACCAGATGCTCCACCACTTTTAAAAATGATTGAACCACTTGCATTACCTTTAGCTTGAATAGATGTGAGCCTTGCTCTTCTTGTCGTAGGTACCATTTGTGCTGTTGCTGTAGCATGGGCACTACCTTGATCTGATGTAAAACTTCCTCCACCTGACATAATTTTCTCCTTTAGTTGTGGCTCCCTAAGGAGCCACTAGTTTATTATTAAGCTATTGTTACGCCTCTGTCGGCAGTTAAAACCCAACCGATAGTACTATTCCAAACTAAAGTAGCTGCTTCAGCCACTGCATCAAAAGCTAATGTTGTTCCACTAGCAAAAGTAGTTGGAGTAACAGTTGCAGTTCCACCACCGTCAACAACCATGTAAATAATTTTAACTTGACCTGAAGTAGTTCCGTCAGCCAAAGTTACTGCCGCAGCTCCAGCTGCTGTAGTAAGTTCTGTTACTAAATTAGTAAGATCAATTGCACCTGCTCCTGATAGTGATTGAACACCACCAGTAATAGTTGATCCATAAGAAGCACCAACTGTGATTGCACCTGTTGTTGCGTTTTTAGTTACTGATTCAAAACCATTTTCGGAACGAACCGGTCCTGTAAATGTAGTATTTGCCATAATATTTTCTCCTGTATAGCGTTAAATTTTGTAGTCTCTATACCGTCTGCCTAGCCAGTCTACAAAAAAATTATTTATTCTAGGTGTTTTTATTATACATAAAAAAAGGGGCGATGTGAACACCGCCCCTTAAAAGTAACCCCTAGGGGCTAAATATATTGACTATTAACTAGTTGGTAAGTTTCCGTTACCAAATATACATCTTGGATCTGAGAATCCAAAAGAGTATCTTTCTCTAGCTTTAAATCTCATATTACCTGTATCGAAGTCACCTTCCATTGCAGTTTTGATTGGTGATCTAACAAACATTTTTAGTCCATTAGGCACATCAGTTAACAAGAAGTATGAATCTGTGTCAGTTAAAAAGTTATTAACTCTGTAACCTTCAGGTACCATACCCATGTTATTAATTGCATTGATGTCATTGTCGGCAGTTCCAACTCTCATTGGCGACTTCATGATTCTCTCAGCAGTAAATTGTAATTCTTTTGGAATTATCATTTTTCTACCAGAAGAAGCAATTTTTAAGCCTCTTTCATCGACAAATCCAGCAATGTCAATTAATGACTGCTCGAGTGAAGTTTCGTTAAGATCTGCAGCAGTTGCTAGAACGTTTGAGAAAGTTCCACCAGTTGCAAGTGGGTGAGCGTTTCCGATTAGGGATTCACCGTCTCCACCAACAGCAGTAGTTACTTGCGCATTGTTCAAAACATTTGCAGCTTTAACTTGCTTCGTGTTTGCCATAGATCTTGCAAGAGCTCTTGTGTATCTGCCCGCAAGTCTATCGTATAGGTTGTCTTCGATCGCTTCTTCAGTAATAGCAAATGCTAAAGCGATAGTTTCGTGGTTGTATCTAGCTGTGAAAGTTTCACCTGCTTGATCGAACACTACTCCAGCACCTTCTTGTTTAGTTGGTGCAGAAGCGAAACCGCTTAACATTACTTCTTCTTCAAAAGCTCTGTCAGATGTTTCAGTAGAGAAAATTTCAGCATGCTGATTTTCGTATCTACTATATTCCAGGCCGAATAAAGCATTCAAACCTGGCTCTAGTTCTTTAACTAGCTGTGATCGTGATATTGCCATAGTTATTCTCCTTTATCCTATATGCCTGTGCCACTTCTATAGAAGTGATTATTGATTCTAACAAGAATGTTAGCATTTGATACAGTAGTATCCTGATTTTCAGGATCTTGTGTGATATCAATTGCTTGAACCGCGAAAGTAGCTGCAGTACCTGAGGCACTTACATCTAATTGCACGCTTGATATTCCTGTTTGTGTTACACCGCCTGCAGTTGTAACAGAGTAGTTTTTGAACAAGTCCGCTCTAGTAAAAGCCTCGTCTGCGTCCATTAAAAATACTGCATCTGGATCATCAACAACAAAGGCAGTAATATCGCCTTGAGTTGGTGTGATTGAACCAGGGTAGTAATTTCCGTACGTTGGCTTTTGAGTAGTTGGATCGTTGTAAAAAACTCCGTTAAAAACACCCACAACAGCATCACTAGTATTGCCAGTATGTCTTTCGATATTACCAGCCGTAGTAGGCTGTACCAAGTCACCTTGGAATATCGCAGTTGCATAACCTGCTGCAATTGTGTATCTGTTTTGGGCTCCTGCTAATGGTGTACCATCTAGTTTTCTGTATGGTCTAAGACCAAACTTTTCCAGTTGATTTGACATTGTCAGTTCTCCTTAACTTAGTTAGTTTATATTAATCCAAGCTATCTGTAGTAGGTAGTGCAAAAAAATTATTTCTTACGACCACCACCAAAGGTAACTCTAGACTGTCTATCAATATTGATAGGCATGTCCGGGTGTTGCTCCTTCATAAGATCTCGATCTATCGCGTCTGTTCTATCTTGAGTAATTTTTCTAAAATACTCAGCACGACTTTTCAATATCTCCTCCGGTATCCTTGCCAACACAAGGCCACCAATTCCGATCAGACCAGCATGTTTGCCTTCATGAATAACTGGGTAATCATGTTCACCGAGTTCACTTAAAATAGTTTCGGCTTTAACAAATTCCCATCCTTCTCTTAATTTCTTAGATACATTACCTGGATCTTCGAAACCGTTAGTAGAAGTTCTTATCCATCTGTGTGCATAACCTTGCGGTGCAGCTGGCGCATCCAAACTGGATGGTGGAGTCCAATCTTTCTTTCTAGAAAGTTTAATTCTAGATTCAGACTCGCGTGAAGTTTTTACTTTAGTATTCATATTAAGATCCTTCCTTCACGTATTTTGCGTATTCCTCTAGCGGCACCCCTAATTTCTTAGCGATAACTACCTGTGATTTGGTGAGTTTCACAGACTTGCGTCCACCTGATCTTCTGCTAACAGAAGCTACGTTTTGGACGGGTGTAGCTTTTGTTGTTTCTTCAGTAGAAGATTCGGCAAATTTCTGAGGAAAATACTCCTTCATACGTTTGTTGATTTGATTATAATAGCCATCACTCTCCGCGTCAATTCCCTCCTGCAAAAGGTCTTCGTGTATTCCCATAGCAGCAGAAGTTAATACTCTATCAGATCCAAACCATTCATTATCTGTAGCCCACTCTTGAGCTCTAGTACTAATTTGTGGTTGAGGAGCCTCAGTTTTTTCGACAGGTTGTGACTCTATTTCTTTTTTCTTAGACTCTTTTTCAGCAAGGGTCATGGAAACTTTTTCTTTCTCAACAGCTAATTTAGTAAGCTTATCTTGAGCTTCCATAATTAACTCTGAGTCTTGAGAATCTAATGCTGTTCTTAATTCAGCTTTTGCCTTATCTCTTTCTGAATCAACTCTAGCATTATATTCGTTTAAGTAGTTAGTATCAGTTTCTTCAAATTTCTTTTCTGCACTTTCATACTTATTTTTTAAACCTTTAGCATAATCAACAGCAGCTCTTTCTCTACGCTCTGCTTCTTTTGCTTGAAAGGTTAATTTTTTTATTCTTTTTTGAACTTTATCAGAATAATCTTGTAGACCTGATTCCTCTTCTTTTTCTTCTACTTGTTCAAATTTAGTTTCGACTTTTGGTTCTTCGTCTTCTTTAGTTTCTTGCAGAAGTTCTTTGGCGCTTTTACCACCACCACTTACATCTACATAACCTAAATCTACGTCTTGTTTTTTTTCAAAAGCTTCATCTGAAACTTTTGGTGCATCTACTTCAATTGTTTCTTCATTAACACCAGATGTGTCTATTTCAACTTCTGGATTTTTTTCTTGTATGTCTGCCATTTAGTCCTCCTAGTAATGGTGCAAAATATCGTTGGGGTCGTTTATAGTTGAAATGACTTCATCATCATTTAAAACTCTTACTTCTCCTCCGTCTATTTTGAATCTTGAACCTGCGTACCTACTAAAAATTATCCATTCATTTAGTTTGCACCAAGGGCCTTTAGGAAATTTTTCTTTGTCATGATAACAAAGATCTCCCATTTTTAATACTAGACCACACACTGTAGTCATTTGTATTGTTTCTTGTGTAGTATCAGATAACCACAAACCACCTTTGGTTTTTTTAGGCCCTGCAAATGGCAGAACTAAAATTCTATATCCAGTTGGTGTTGGTAATTTATCTAATGTTGATTTGTCGATCGCTTTTGGATCAAGGACTGTTTCGACTTCATCTTTTGCCTTGTAGGCATCTAGAAGCGCTTCAGTCCGTTTCGGTGTCTCCGTGGACTCTATCATCTTCATACTCCGTTGTTGTCAGCAGGTCTTTAAGATCCTGTTGCAGATCCTCAAGAGATCTGATTTGACCCCTAACATATTGTAGTTTCTCCATGGTGTCAACACCATATATAGCGTGTGACTTGAGTCTAACCAAAGCTTTCTTAACTTTATGTTGTACGAGTGATATTGTATCTATATCCATTATTTTCTTTTTAATGAAATTTTACTTTTACCTTGTTTTAATAATTCAAAACCATATTCGTTTACTATTATTTTTAATACTGCATCCATGTCATAATAAGGATAATCATCAAAAATAAACACCGAACCTGGTTTAGATCTTTTTCCAAAAAAAATTGCTTCATTAATAACATCAACAGTTTTGTGTGGCCCGTCAAAATGAACTAAATCATAAGTATTTATGATTTCTTTTTTTTCTCTGTAAATAGGTACACCATCATGAAAACTTTTCATAAATTCATCATCATCTAATTGGTACAATGTAAAATTTTCAAAGTTTAAGTCTCTTAATAAATCAACTTTCATACTATTTGTATAATTACAAACAATTGAAGGTTGGTTATCAAAATGTGGGTAAGATATATTACCGTAAGGATCTATACCAATGTGCCAGTGTTTTTTATGTTTAAGATTTTCAAGAATTAACTTAGAACCTAGTCCCTGTCTCACCCCTATCTCTACTGTAAATAAATTATCTGATGCTAAGGATTCACAGGCTTCTATTAATATTTCGTATTCTTTACTATCGCCACCTATCATAATTTGAATTGTTGAAGAACTTGTATTTTTTCTTCTGCTTCTGCTATTTTAGTAATTAACTTATCTAGTTCATCAAGGTGTTGTGGGTGCTCACCAATCGCTACAGGTTTTTCTAGATATATTTGAATAGTTGCATCCGCTTCAGATATTTGAGCATTGTATCTATCTTCTAGTGCTTGTAGCAATGTTGCTCTTAGACTCATAACGAATCTATATATTATCTAGGGTTTTTGTAAACTAAAAAACGCCTTCGAATTTAGTGCCTTTGATTGCAGCACCTACACCTCTACAATAGCCACCTTCTTTCATGGTAGGAACGTTTCTATTGATCATTGCATTTTCTCTTGCGTCTTCGTAAGTTTCTACAACTGCAGGATTTCCCATTTTACCTGGTTTGTATTTCTTTTTTTTAGGATCTTTAGGATCCACAGGATCTTTAGTTGGTTTATTTGCAACAGTTTTTTTATTTGATACTTTTCTTAATGGCATTATATTTTTCCTTGTTTCTTTAATTTCTTTATATCACCTTTTGTAAGACCTGTTAAGTCCACCTTAGGTTTTACCGATGTAATATCTGGTGATACTTTATTAAGTTTCCAAGGTCTAAATAGTTTTTTTATCCATTTCCACATTTTATGTCCTTACGTTAGCTGGTTTTGGCCCTGCATTACTTACTGATCTCTTTCTGGCAACAGCAGAGGCCTTTTGCGACTTTGACATCGCTGTGGCTTTTGCAAGTGGTACGCACTTCGGATACTTCCGCTTTGAACCACTGGCAGATTTTCTTCCACACTCTTGAAACTTGCCACCTTTTTTCTTTGCTCCAATATCTACCCATTTTTCATTAAACCATTTTGTTAATCCACCTGTTTTCATTGCAGGCACACAATTTGGAACCATACGATTCCCTTTTTTCTTCATTCCTTTTTGAACATAACCTTCCCAACAAGAACCTTTCTTGTTCATTACTTCACACCTTGAAAGTTAAGTCCTCTTATAGCTGCACCACCGCCTCTTACTAATTTTACTGTGCTTAAACTTTTTGCTTGTCCTGCGTGTAATTTAGAAGCTTTTTTTAAACCCTTAATAACTTTCTTAATTTTTATTTCAGCGCCTTTTGCAGCTTTCTTAGGTCCCCAATCTTTTCTTTTTACTCCTGATGGATCTTTTGCTTTACCTGCACATATTTTTGATGCATATGCGTTAGCATAAGCTGATGGATAAACTTTAAATTTTCTTTTTGCGGCTGCTTTGCCTCTAGCACATAACTTTGTCATATTTTTTGCATCCCTGGATTAGTTGATAGTATATTTTTTTTTGCTCTAGGTCTAGCTACTGAATCTTTACTTCTTTTACGTAGTTGAGCAATTGCAGATTCTTTTAATGCTCTTTCTTTTCTTAATTTTTGTAAGTCTCGTTCTAAATTCATTTTTTGTACCCTAACCCTGTTGTTCTATTTCCATATAATTTTGTCCAAGACCATGAAGTCAACTTAGTAGACCAGTGATATATAAGTGTAATTAAATATTTCATTTCTTATCCTTATTCATTCCGCCCCTGAAGATCTGAGTTCCCTTAATACCATAAATGCTCGCAACGACAAGGATCCACAGGTTTGTGAACCATGACGGGAGCTGTGAGAACATCTCGAAGAACAATTTTACCTTGTCCATCGCTCCTGGATCATCACTTATGACAGCCCAACTCAGGACTGCTATGGGCGCTGACAAAATTATCAAAACTGCCTCGTCTTTCCAGTCCGAATTTCTTGATTCTAAAAGTTTACCTTGGTAAGCTTCCTCACCTTGAGCCATCTTTCTTGCATGCATCATTTGTGCGTCCGCCATCAGCATCTTCGTCTCTTGACGTTTTTTGAAGATGTGCGTACCTGCTTGTGCCGCCAATTTTATCGCGCTTAACCACATAATATTTATCCTGTCTCCTTTTACTCATGAATTCTATCATTTTATCCATTATTTGGAAACCCCTGTAGCCGTTCTGCCTCCATCTCCAAGTTGGAGTGTGGTGTGGTTTTCTTATTTTACAGGGAAACATCTGACCCCCGAACATATCTACAAATTTTTGTAGCGTATCTCGGTCTGTCATCTCTATTGTGCAAGCAAATTCTTTTTTTCTTCCTATCCCCTTTGACCAAATGCCAAAACTTCCTTCTCCATCAAATATTCCAGCTAGAAAAATTAATTTAGACGATACTGGAAGACTTTCGTATGAGTTTTTTGGTGTACTTTTTAACACTTTTAAACTTCTTTTCGGTTAGTCCTTGTGGGTTTGGCCCTCTTTTAGGAGGTGGGCCACTACGTACACCTCCGCTTAAACCTTTTCTCATTTTTTGTTCATTTTTTCTCTAGCAACTTGTAATCTTTCATCTGATTGTTGGTCTTGTGTTGCAAGTCTATCATAATCAAAATCAAGTCTGTCTGCCGCTCTTTGATTTTCTTGATCTGCTCTAAATTTAGTCTCTTCTGCTTTTCTTTGAAGATCCATAGCTCTTAAATCAATTTCTTGTTGTTTAATTTTAATTAATGGGTCCTCTTTATTCTGATTTGCATTTTCAGTTTGTACTAACTCTTGAGTTATCTGTGCTGCAACCTTTGCAACTTCAGCTTCAAACATAATTTCAAACTGTTGAGGATCCTGTTGAGCCATTTGTGCCATTTCAGGATTTTCCATAACCATTTGTTTAACTTGTGCTTTAGCTTTAAAAGAAACGTGATCAGAAATATGCGATTGTAGTAGTGCATATACCTGAGGATTAATTTGTACCATTCTTGATGCCATAAATGCCATGTGTGCAGCAATGTGTGCATCGTGATCTTGGAATTCAAACGCTGTAAGCAACTTCATTTGAAGTGCCCGTGCATTTTCTTTTGCAGGATCTAAAGGTTCTGGCTGTTTTGGTGGTGGTTTTAGAATTTGATCTATAGTTTTAGTTCCAAGTGCTTCATAAACACGTCTGTAGGCTTCGTGTAAGTTGTGCATTTGTGGATTTGACTGTGCAATTTGCAATTGTGCTTGTGCAAGTGTTACTCTTTGTGACATAGACATAATATTTGGGTCTGCCACAGGTAAAATATCTATTCTGTTATCAAAATCTGCTTGTTTTATTTGTCTTGGGCCACCATAAACATCATAAGGATACTCTGGTGGTAAAGATTCACCACAAATTCTTGCTAAAATCTTAAATTCTAATCTCATTGCGTAGTAACAACGTTTGTGAACACCACTCATTACACGTGATCCTCTTTCCATAAGTGCAACAGTAGTTCCAACAGCTCTGTTTTGAGCATCATTACCAATATTTGAATCTGTTATCGCTGCAAACTTTTGTCCTGCTTGAACAACGAAGCCCATCAAGTTGTAAAGTGTAGGTGATGGCTCTGTAAACGGTAGATTAAAAAACTGATCTCTAATATTTCCTCCAGGTGCATCCACATCTCTGAACTCTCCTGGTTGAATCGGCTGATCATCATCTCTAACTCTAATACCACGTGATTTAAAACCTGCTGGTAAATTTTTTAAAGTACCTGCATCAATTAATTGTCTTAGAGATTGAGTTGCTGCTTGTGATAAACCACCAATCATATGTGTTAAACCAAAACCATAAAAACCTAGTCCTGGTAAAAATTTGTAATGAACAAAATATTCTGTTCTAGCGTAAGTTATGTCATTAGGTTTGTAGTTTCTGTAAATAGATAAAACTTCTCCACTACCTTCATCAATAGTTACAATGTATGGAATTTTAATCTTCTTAGCTTTGTCATCAAAGTCTTCAAAATCATCTAGGTTTAAATCTACATGCATTTCTAAAATTGTGTTTAAATAATCTGTACCCGTGTTTTTAATACCTTCTAATTCATTTAGTTTCTTTTCTACTGAATCGGGTTCTGTAGTTGAATCAATCAATTCTATATCTCTATAAAATCCTGCTGCCATTTTTTTAGTGACATCGTTAGTTGTCATTTTAATAACATGCGTAATTCTCTCACAGTCTTTTAAATCTGATGCGTAGTATGGAACTACTAAATCTTCTGCTGGTATAAATTTAGATACAGGTCTATCTAATAATGCATCGTAATAAATTTTCTTAAATGTAGATCCTGATAAGGGTAGATAAAATAACATCTGATCCATGTCAGTTGTGTAATCTTCCATCTCCTCCATCAGCAGGTAGTTCATATAATCTTTAACTCTATCTGCTTGTTGTTCGGTAGCCGGTGTTTGTAAACCTATGACTTGTGTTCGAACTGGCCCATCAGATGGTACGAGTTCCTTGTATGCTTGTGCTTGGAATTGTGTAACCGATTCAGCTAACAATGGATGCGTGACACCGGAGGCTCCTTTAAATGGTCTTGATACTTCTTGGTATCTAGTTCCTAATAAATCTAAACCTTTAATATAAGCATCTTCCCATTCTTTTCTAGATGTCTTATCTTTTTTATATTCTTCAATAAGTTCCAGAGCCATCTCTTTAAGCTCTCGCTCATCCATGTCTTCTGCAAGGTTTGCATTAAAATCGTCTTGAGGTCTTTCCTCTACAACCTCTTCTTCTCCTTCAACTTCTACATCAATTGGAAGACCCTCAGGTTGTTCAACTACTTCTTCTGCTAATTCCTCTGTTACTTTTTCTACTGCCATGATTAATTGTACCTTATTGGTTTAAACATATCCACTACAAGTCCGCCTTTGGACTTATAAGTTTTTTGTGTATTTCTCATTAGTGGAACTACTTTAATCGCATATGCATCGAAATACAAGCGTGGATCCCCTGCTGGAATATTTTTAGTTCCCTTTTCTGGATTCATACCAGAACTAGTGTGATATGTGCTTTTAATTTCTTTTCCTTTTAACGGGTGATCTGATGGGTATTTGAAGTTATCACTACTAACATTTTTATATGGTTTTGTTGGATCTGACAGAGATATCTTTGTTGGCCCTGCGCTTGATCCATAGAACCTTGCGTTCTTACCCATAACATCTGGAAGTACTGCTTTACCCTTTTTACCTATACCTTTACCATTAGAATAACCGTAAAATCTTTCGTTACCAGCTTTGTAACCTTGTCTGAAACTTACTTTGTCAAACGGGGCAACGGCTACGTAATCAACATTCTCACGTGCAGCCTTCTGCATCAAATATTTTATTGCATGATCTCCGTATGAATCTGATTCAACCATTGGGAAGTAATCTTTTTTATCATCACTGTAAGTATTTCTTTGAGTAGTTAATCTTTTTAATTTTGTATTGATATCTTTCATAGATGCACTAATAGCATTTACTCTACCAAACTCATTTTTAGCAACAGCTTCATCTAAATCCTTAAGCATTCGACCACGTTGACCTACTAGTAAATTTAATTCTATTTCAGCATTAAAGGGATTCAGTCTTCTCTCTCCTGATAGTTGTGCGGCTTTAGTCATACTTTTTGCAATACTCTGGTTTACATCAGATTGTATTTCATTGATCATAAATACTTTTTTACCATCAGGTGTGAACCTTGTATCAAATCTAATATGATAAATATTATTTGTATCTCCAATCTCCTCTGTAAAGTGTCCACCTTTATTTCTAAATTTTGCGTTAGTTGTAATATCTTCTGGAAGTGTAAAGATAGTTTCTCTGTAATCTTTACCCCCTTGTAATGTGTAATTAGATTCATTTCCGTATCTTGTCTTTGTAGCCTGCATTGGTCCAACTTTGTTATTAATATCACCAATAACTTTGTTCAGTGTTTTTTTTTCATCTACAGATACCATTCCAGATTTTGTCAAATTTTTTAATGTATCATTTATATCTCTTAGAGATCCCCTACTTGGAACACCGCTATCAGCTTTTAAATAGTATTGCAGTTGATCTAATTCATATTTTATAGCATCATTATCTTTGTATTTGACTTGTAAATCTCTAACAACATTCCTTGCATTCTTTGCTGATACATCAAATGCTTCTTGTGCACCTTTGTTAACACCGAGTTCAATTGGTTTTAATCTATTAATAGGGTTGAGTTTGATCATTGCTCCTATTTCATTAGCATCAAGCTTTAAACCAAATTTCTTTGCTGCATATAACAGGCCACCTGTTAGGTCTCCTGCTTCATTGAATACTGCTAAATTGGAATCGAATAATTCTTCTTTGGATACACTAACTTCTTTACCGGCAAAGGGACCTTGATCGTATTTAAATCTTTTTTGTTCACGGACCGTTTTCTGTGCAGGCTTACCAAATATTTTAAAGTTTACTTTTCTAGTAGATGTTAAATGATCTAGCCACTCATCTGCAGTGTACTTAGATCTACCCATTCTCATTGCCCAGTCATATGTTGATGAACCAAAAGCAGGTGCTAAGTCATCACCCATCTGCAGGGGTTTTGTTTTCTTTAAAACTACAGGTGGGTTTTTTAATTCTTGTGTAACTAATTCCTTAGCCTGTGCCTGTGAAGGTTTAGGTGTGTAAGTTATTTGATTTGTCTGTTGTCCGGTGGTCGGTGTTGCTGAAGGTTTTTTCGCCTTGAGTAATTCCTTACCAGCTCTGAGTAATGCCTTTAGGGACATTGTCCCTCCTATGTAATTTTAGTAGGTTTGTTTCTACCTAGTTTGCATTTTACTTTTACTGATGTTCCTGACTTGTAACCCATAGGTCTTTGCATCATGCCACCACCCATTTTACCAGAGGCCTTAAGTCCTTCTAATAATCTTTCTTTTTTCATAGGAGTAACTTTATCTTTTAAACTTTCTCTTACACCTTTTCCAGTTTTTCTTCCTTCATATCCTTTTGTATATGAAGATTCTCCACCAGAAGAATATTTCTTCATCATGCCACCACCCATTTTTTTCTTAGGCTCATCTTTCTTTTTCATTTTAGATTTTAAATATTGTTGTGCAGCGACTCCCGCTACAGCGACAGGTAATAACATTTTACCAACTCTAGTTGCTTTTAATGCTTTTGTAATTTTTTCTCTTCCAGCACCAGTTTTTTTATTGATAACACCTTTGTCTTGAAGTTCCATTTTTTTACTAAAAGATGAATCGTCTTTAACTTTAATAGATTTACCGACTCTGTATTTAGCAACACCACCCATTTTTTTACCAGAAATTCTTTTTAGCATTGCAAGTGGAGATAAAAACTCAGCACCTTTAGCACCTTTGTCTTTTGCTTTTTTCATAAACATTAAACCTAAGTTTGCTTTCATAACTTTACCTGGTTTAACTTTTTCATCTTGTAAACCCATGCCTCTGCCTTTTGCTTTTTCTGCTCTTAGCACAGCGAAATCTTTTGCATCAATTTTATTTGGTGGTGGAGCTTTGGCTGCAATTTTTGCTTGGCCACCTGTAAGCATTGGAATTTTAATTATCTTTCCTCTATCATTTTTTTTGTATTGAAAAGTTCTTTTGTTTCTATGATAATTTTCAATTTGAGTAGAAGTTCTTGAAGTTGAACCACCTTCATCAGATCCTCTTTGAGTTAGACCAATTCTTTTTGTAGTTCTTCCCATAAAATTCTCCTAATAATATTTATAATCTTTTTCTAATTTCATTGGTGGGTCGTCCCAATCGTCCGAGTACGTAGAAACAAATCCACCTTGTCGATATCTTAACACAGCTTGGGTCATAGAATCAACATAGTCATCATACTGACCATTAGGAAACGCTGCACATTCCTCAATTACTTCCTGTGCCCAGTGTTCCTCTAAAGGTGCCCACACCATACCAGATTCAAATACAGGTGCACAGCTATTTATTCTAGTATGCTTATCTCGTCCTCTAGCTGGAACATAATCAATTACAGGAATTCCTGCTCTACGAAGTTCGTGAATTAATGGTGTACCACTAGCTTTTGCTTCAATGATTACAGTTTCCGGTTCCCAGTAATGATATTGCTCTAGTGCAACATTTTTTAAATCTGGAAAATCATAACGTCCCTTTTGTGCATCTAATAATATAATTGCTTTTTCGTAACCTTCTATAGGTTCAAATACCCCCCAGGTGGTAATAGCTGAGTAATCTGCAGTTTCTTTTTTAGAAAATGCAGTATCATAACTTTGTATGACATGAAGTAACTTTGGTAAATTTTCTTTATCGTAATCCTGCCACCATTCCCTTTTTATAATTGCACCCTCTTCTGAGGTTGGGTCCTGCATATATTGTGCATTCCAATTTTTCATTGAGATTGAGGCTTTAACAGAATCTAAATCTTCTTTACCCCAATACTCAGGCCATACGGGTTTATCATCTGGCATGATTGCAGGAAAAGAAATTACATCCCATTGGTCTGCTTTAGTACCACTCTGTGCTTTGACCAACCTTCCTGTAAGATCATCAGTAGCCCAACGAGTCATAACAACTAAGATTCTTCCTCCTGGTTGTAAACGCTGTCTGGGTCCTGAACTGTACCATTCGTAAGCACGTTCCATCGCTGTATCGGACAAGGAATCTTGTTCCGTATGTGGATCGTCAATAATAAGCAAATCGGCCCCTCGACCTGTGATAGATCCGCCTACACCCGCTGCAAAGTATTCACCACCGTGATTGGTTTCCCACCTGCCTTTTGCTTTACTGTCTTCTCGAAGTGTAACACTTCCGAAGATTTCTTTATACTCCTTGGTGTTCATTAAGTTACGAACTTTGCTACCAAACCTTGAAGCAAGTTCAGCATTGTGTGATACCTGCATAATTTTTTTCTTTGGATACTTACCAATATACCAAGCAGGGAATAAATAAGATGCGAATTCAGATTTAGTATGACGTGGTGGCATGTTGATTATGAGCCTCTTTGCATCACCATCTGCAATATCTTGAAACGATTCAGCAATAATTTGATGGTGCCCATACTTCTTTGGGTCCTTTGTTTTACGATAGATAAAGTCTTGCCACACAGACTCTGCAAAAATTAAAAAATTATCCTGGCAGAGCTTGATCCACTCTAACTGTTTTTTCAGAATAATATCTTTTAATTCATCTTCAGTTAAGTTTTCTATTTTCATCTCGTTTGGGACCCTAGTATATTTGTATATCCTACTTTGTAAACCCTTTCGCCTCAAAAAACCTAGCCTGGCAACGCGAACCCTGATACCTGCAATTTTAAAAACGATTATGAGATTGATTATGAGCCTTGCTATAGGTGTGTGATAGATACACCAATGGCGAGGTGCATAGCCTCGCCATTGGTTAGTGTTTAATTATTCTGTGTTATGTATTGCTTGAACAAGGGTGCTGAACTTTTTAAGTATGTTGTCCTTGAATTCATCAACGATTGGATTGCCAACGTTCTCAAGTATGTGCTTTTCACACTCGCCCATTAACAACTGAAACATGATCTCATAGTTGAGTTGTTTCTTTTGTCCATTGTCCACCACCATGTCAGCAAGTGAAGTAGGTGCATTAGAGTTTAACTTCTCACTCAATACATTAGCTATGTTGATCAAATCATTATTGGGCATTTGATACCTCGCTAGGTTCTTGCAATCCATTAATACCACCTATTGCTTTATACTCACAATAAGCAATTTCTTTTTGATGTGCATTCCATAAATCTAAATGACTTAATTTAAATTTATCTTTATCAAAAGATTTTCTCTTTCTGTTAATCTTTTGCAATCCAAAATTATTTCCATGCTCGTCTTGAACAATAATTAAATTTTGGTTTGTTCTATCAAATAGATTAACAACATGCTCTTTCATACTGTCTAACTCTTTGTTAAGTCTATTTGCTTTTAGCTTTAGTGTTGCATAAGCTAGGACTATTTTTTTTTCGTCTTGCTTTAGCTTTTTTGCTCTTTGCATTTTTACCTCTTTGTTAAGTTATGTATTTTTATAAATACCTCTAATTAATACATCTTATTAAATCTTATTCAATAGTTAATTTAACTTTTTTTTAATTAAGTTTATTAGGTCTAGCAATAGTAGTATTAGCATTATTATCCTCTAATAGATTAAATAGTCTTTTTATTTTTTCGGTGAAAAGTTTTTCCCGTGCCGTCCCCAGCTGTTGTTTAGTTTTATTATCTTTCTTATTTCCACCACGAGAACGAGACGAGGCGACATCTGTCGCCTCGTTAATTTTATCAGTAGCCATTACCAACTACACCAATATTCAACGACCTTACTCTCGTTGATAGATTGCTCACAGAATTTAAGGAACTTGATATCTTGTTCCTTGTACTCCTTGACGCTTTCCTCTTGGAACTGTTGCCCCCAGAAAAATCCATCTTCTGCTTTGTAATCCTTAAAGCCCTCTTGTATTTGTTCGGCTAACTCTTTAGCCACCTCTTGAGTTATATATACAGGGGCATCACAATCAGAATTAAAACCTAAACTTGAGAGCATTCCCTCATGTTTATGGTGTGAGTTTTGTTCGTCCCACTTCTTTGCCATGAACTGTTGAAGTCTTGCGTGTTTTCTCCACACAAAAACATTTGCTTTATCTCCGTAATCATCATCAGAATAGTATTGTTCCCAATCTACCTTTTGACCTCGAAGGTGTGCGTGTTGATCTAATCCCATAACTTTTCTCCTTTGTTGATTAATTCTAATGTCTTATCGTATCTTATATACTAATGCAACAATTATCTTTTAGAATTATTCTAAACTAGCAACCTTACCATTCTTCATACCACAGCAGTTTCTCCTGCTGGGTGCCAAACTCCATAGTAGTCTATGTACCACATTATCCATTACTTCAAACGAGACCGAGCTTTACCACCAGAGTTTCCAGCGCCAGTCCTTCACTCCATCAGTAGCTTCTGCGCAGGGGGCTCACCTTTCTAAACGAGACGACATGTGGTGCATCAAAGAATACCAACGAGCGAGAGCATCAGGATCCCAGTGCCAGCTAATGTGATACCAGGAAACATAAACAAAAGGCACAGCCAAACGACAACGAAACTCATATGGAAGCTCCAGCTGCAGGTACCAGTTCATGCAGCTCCTGGGCCCGAACTTTAACCGTCCACCAAACGAGATCATTAACTAGTCCAGTAAGCGAGGTTGGGTCTTCGGATATGTGTTGTAGAAACTCACCCTTCTTCAGGCCAGCTGCATCCGCGTGATCCTGGACCAGCTGCCAGATCTCCTCCTGATGGTGATCATGAAACGCAATTGTTTCTGAGTAATACGTAATACCAGCGACACCTCCTGAGCAGCCGTGCTTAGCAATGTCTGCAATTAATCCTATATCCTGCTTCTGATACTCAGCGAGGCATTCCTTGATGCTTGGCATTAGGTACCACTCCTTCAGTTCATCAGTCATCCTTCACCTCTGACTCTTTCCATGTATTTCCGTTGGCAATGCAGCGCGTGCCCGAGCCACCGGTCAGTGCGTATACTTTGCCTTCTTCAGGTTTATCTTCTTTGGGCTTAGATCCATCTTTGATATACTCTTGATCATAATAATTGTTCATCTGCTGTATTAGTTTTTTACTTATCATGTAGTTCTCCTTTGGTTAACGAACTACATATAAGACACGATGGGATACCTGTCAAGGCCTTTCTTTGATTTTTTTTAATCTTTCTTCAAACGACCATTTCTTTTCCATAGGAAGTTCTTTTACCATCTGAGCTACCAGCGTGGTGAGCTCAGTCACCTGCTGCTGGAGCCCATCTAACTTAGTGTTGTAAGAACGAGATTTGTTCTCGCCTCGAACGAGATCCAGTGCATCGAAATCTATTGCCATATATTCTCCTTTGTTTGTCTGACCATACGACATCATGGGATACCTGTCAACCACAAAGTTCTCCTGATCCCAGTCTTCACCCCCCTGAAGCTGACGCTGCGGGGGCTCACCAGTGGCCAGTAAACGAGAACGAGATTTATCCAGTAAACGAGAACGAGAAACGAGAGCTTCACCTGCTGCTGGTCCCCAGGCCACTGATCAAACAAAGAGGGAAAAGATCAGTGGCCAGGGCACGAGAACGAGAGCTACGCTGCCTCTGAAGGAGATCCCAGCTCCGTTAGCATCCTGCGCTGGACCAGTGGCCATTGTAACGGGAACGAGAACGAGGCAAACGGGACGAGGGAACGAGCATCAGTGAAAACGGACACCGGTCTGTACAGTTTAAGGGTTCTCTTCAAAGGGGTCTCACCCAAGATAATAACTTTACCACCAGCCATGATATACTTGTTGATCCAAACAATCTGCCACTTATTTAGCTTCGGATAACTTAACGAATCTGATTTTAATTCCATCCAAAAAACTTCATTACTCATTACAGCATGAATGTCAGGAATACCATTGATTGTGCTAGATTCTACGCGAGTTAGAAAGCAATCAGTCAGTCCTTTTTTTACCTTTTGCCATAGCCTAGTTTCCCCATTTTTATTAGACATGATTAAGTAAGTTAATTATAATTTTATTTTCCTAATTGATTTAATTACTGCTGTTGGAATAATAGTTGTTGCACCAATATTGTCAAACGTTGGTTTATCCTTAGACTTAATGTAATCACTAAATATCCTCGTAATCCCATTCTTTTGACTAAGTAAGTAACCCTTTGATACACATACAGGTAATTGTTCTTTGCTTAAATCTTTTGTGCTGCTCCAACCAGCATCACCTTCGATGTCCAACCACTCTATCTCAACAAATGGATAATCATCAATTACATTACCGAGATTTTTAAAATCAAAGTTTAATATTTTAGATTGTTGTCTCTTTTTTTTAATCATCAATCTTTACCTTAATTTTACCAACTGAAGTAGTTATTGTAGAGTTATGTACTTGGTTAAAAACATCTAACCACTCAGACCAACTAGCCCTCTTCAATTGCTGTAACGTCTTCGGACTCAACTTCGATCGTTTTGGCATTGAATCCATCGATCTTGTTTGATAGTTCCTCGAGCTTTTTTTCAAGTTGCTCACGTGACATACCCTCCAAACCACTAACAGTTACTTCTTTACGATCAACATAAGCACCGGCCAATTGACCAGATCTATACTCAGCGTTAATAGCAGCAGCGAATTGTTTTTCTTTCTCTGCTTTGTCAGCAATTCTTTCTAACCTTTTATATCTTCTAAGGTTGTCACTTGTGTATTTTTTTACTTCTCTTTCAAACAACTTATCAAAGTAGTTTGCTATATGAGGACTGTGTTTTCTAGATAACATTCTAGATGCAACAGATCCATAATCTTTTTCATTAGTACAAACATAGCCTGCACGTTTAAGAGCTTCAGCTTGTGTTATGCTACCCCAATCAGCAACATAGATTTCAACAAACATTTTTTGTTTTGGAGTTAAATCTAATTCAGTTCTTAATGATTTCTTTTTAAGTCCACCAGGCATTACTTTCTACCTTTAGGTTTTTTTGGTGTAAATATTCTTCTCACTTCACCTCTTGCATAACTATCAGCAGATGTATGAGACATATGTATTTTTGCACTATCATACTCATCAGTATATAGTTTTTGTTTTTCCTTATTTCCAGGGAATAGTTTTTTAACTCTATCCTTAGCTAACATAAATAATTGTTTTCGCATATTTCTATTATATAGATTATTTCATCGTAAAGTAATAGCCCCAAAAAGTTTCGATAGCGTTCCCGCAAGAGTGGTGTCCCTTAGGGACACCACAGGGACACCACAGGGACAGTACTAAATTGATTAGAAGTGTTGGTATAATTGAATAATAGTCTACAGGGACAGCAGGGACACCTCTTTTACCCCCGGGGGTACTTTTTATTGCTCAGGGGTCTAGATAATCTATATAGTAAATATTTCCATTGTCCGGTATCCGTTATTCTGATACAGTTCAGCTGTGTTCATTCACAATTGGTTAATTACTTCTGGAGGTTTTTCGAGGAATTGCTCCCTATGTTTTCCTCCAGGAGTCAAACACATTCGACCCCCATGACTAGTCCTCTAATCTTTTTAAATTCTCTTTCAATATCAATTTCTTAATAATTCTTCTTTCCTCCTTAGTATTACACTCCCGATACCTTTTATATAAATCTCGATACTTAATCCAGGATACCTGTAATTTTGTAAAAAAAATTTTTCCACTATCTACCATTTTCATATACTCACCACGTACAAACTCAGGATCCATGTCAGCACCCCAACATATGTCTTGAAATTCTATACTATTACTAACAAACCACTTATGAGAATCATGCTTGTAATATGTCTCTTTCTTAAAACCAGATGGATTTACAGCGTCCTCCAACGCCTGGACAAGTATTGCCTGAAACAATCGCTGTTCTGCAAAAGCTTTAGGTTTTACAATCTCTAAACTCAATTTAATGCCCAAAAATTTGAGTAAGCTGGGAGCACAAGTCATAGGCTTTCTTCTTATCCATTAAAAAAGTTTTAGATTTTTTATTTCTTGTAACTCTAATAGATTTCTTCTCGTACACTCTGAAATACAAATTCCACATGCGCTCAAGGTAGTTCATTCTATCCTCACCTGTCATCAGGTCCAATAATATGATTGAATCTTTAAGTAATCCCCTAGCTTTTTTGGTACTCATTTGCATAACCACGATGCGGGAAAAGATATCGATATGGAAAAATTACACCGTGGTTAAGCATTTTTAACAACCAGAGTTAAACCTTTAGCTTTCGCTACCGATTTACGTCCTGATCGCCATCTATCCTCGATTTTGTCGAGAAAAGAAAGACTGAAATTTCCTAAACCAAAGTCATTTCCACAATACAACTGAAACATTAAACTTGTTAACTCATCATACGTCTTCTTATTTGGACACACCATCACTAGCTTGTCCAACGCATGGTTTAATGCTTCTTCACTACTTTTCTTAATAGCTTTGCCCACAAATAAATCCTTAAATTAAAGTTAAATTTGAGTTTCGTTGTTCTATGAAAATAAAGTGTTTTGAAAGCCCCACTTATTTCATTTAGGCTTAGGAATACTATTTAATTAATAACTATTTATTGATCTAAGTCAAATAAAAAAGGGCCACTCTCGCGGCCCTTATCCAACATCAGTGATGTTTATTATTACTTCAAGAGTTTCTTTCCTTGAGTCAATAAATTCTCTTTCATCTTAGGTTCAGCAACACCTTCTTTTTTAGCAATCTTTTTTATAGAATCGCTAACCATTTTTTTAATCATGTTGCCTGGGTTTCTAAGGCCATTTGCACCCATTGCCCTAATAATTGTGTATGATTCGATATCAACAGCAATTGATTTCCATTTGTTTACGTCCATTGTTTCTCCTATTTGTCTTGATACTCTTTAGTTTTATAAAACTCAACTAAATTTATTTTATTTTTTTGAGTCAGTCCTGCATTATAAATACGTTCAATGATCGCTATGTAATCAGCAGTAGATGTACCTGTCAAAAACCATGAAGATTTACTCTTACAAGCAGTTTTAAATCTTCTATGATCAAACTTAGGGTGTTTGTCAGCAACAATATAAGACACCACCATGGAACGTTTGAATCTTTTATTCTTTGTAGATTCCATACCATAGAAATATTTTTTAAGTTGCATCAATTGTGATCCAATACGATCGGTATGTTCAATACCTCCTGCAGGAATTACAAATCGTCCTGTTTTAAAATCATTACTGATTCTTGACCACAGTGAAGTTTGTTTTAACAAAAGCACTACCATCTCTGCAACATTAATTCCGTACTGTTGCATTTTGTTTCGAACAATTCGATAGTCCATTTTATTTCTCGCACAGTGTTGATCTAAATAATTTTCCATAGACCAGTTCTTACGACCTGTGTTAAGTCTTGCTACATCTAATGGATCATCAGAGTCCATAATAATATATGGAATCTTTAGATCTAATTGTTTTCTGGCCTCCAGCGTGTGTTGGCCATCAACAACTTCTAGATTTTTATTTACACGAATTGGATCGTACAAATCTTTTTCTGCAATTAACTTTTTAAGTTGTTGCACGTGTGCTTCGTCTACAGGTCTATTACCTCTAGTCTTTTTGAATTTACTATAATCAGTAGTTTCAAAAAATTTATTATTTATAGCTTTGTTCATATCTTTTCCTCCTTGGTTAGTAGAACATTAAATATCCCACAGATGCAAAAATAAATAATAATATCTTTGCTGGGATAATAGTTAACAATGCAATAAACATCATACTAAATATCAGGTCTTTCATCGGCCCCCATCTGTTGATCTTGTATTAGTTTATTAGCAATGGTTTCGTTAATTGGATATATAGGCATGTCTTCAAAGTTCATTGAACACTGCTGCAACATCTTCATAACTTCTTGGTAAGCATCGTCTTGATACTCTAGTGGTTCTCCACTTACGTCAGTTTTCGGTAGCCGTGATAAAATATTATCTACTTTTTCACTCCAATCCTTGAACACTTGTGAATCACATTTTGTTGTGGTTGCCATTTGGCCTCCTCTTTGTTATTATTATTGTGTATCTTTATATAAACATTTTAATGGGATATGCAAGTAAATAATAAGCTAGGATAATATAGGATATTATGACAAAATTTATATTAGTTATGTACATGTGCAGTATGATAACCAATGATTGCCCTAATCATCATATACCTGGTTTTACGTTCACATCACACTACGATTGTGTAGAATATGGCTATAGAGTAGCTCATGGCACGTTTAAATCATTAGAAGAAACTGAACAATTTGATAAGGAATACGTAGAAAAAAACAAGATTGTTGTTAAATTTGAGTGCAGACAAATACAAGTCCCAAAACCAGTAATACCTAAACCTAAACCAAAGGTGACTACATAGTTGCAATCATGTCACAAATTGATATATAATACCTTATGAAGCACTATCGTATCCAAGTAAAATACAAAAATGTGTATCTTGATGAGATCGTTAGCGCTGATGATGATAAGACCGCTCTTGAATGTTTTGTAAAGAAGGTTGATTCAGGAGAAGTAAAAGAGATTGAAGGTGCTGGGTTTGAGGATCCTAACTTTTTATTCTTAACCTTCGAAGAGGTAAACCGAGATGGCCCTACAAAAGTTAATATCGGAGAAGCTTCAGTTGGAGTCCAAGTGGGCAACGCAAGCGTTGGAACAGGGTAGAGTTACTCCAGATATGAAGTGGATTGATATAGAGATCAAAGATTTAAGAAAAAAGATTAATGATCAAAGTGTTGAAGACGCAAAATTAGGTCTTCTAGATATAGCTAGCTAGACTAGCTTAAAAAAAATTAAATTTTTCCCTAAGGATACTGCGCTCTAAATTATTCTTTAGCTTCGCCCCAAGATTTTCCTAATGCAATATCAACTTTTGATGGTACTTTTAATGTGTCTATAGCATTTTCCATAATGTCTTTTACACCTTGAACGTCAGATTCTTTATCAATTGAAAAACAAAGTTCGTCATGAATTTGTAATAAAGGTTTATAACCAGCCTTGTAACAATTAATCATAGCTTGTTTTGTTTGATCAGCGGCAGATCCTTGGATCAATCTATTTAAGGCTTTGTAAGTAAAAGCCCTCCTGATGTTATTTCCATAAATTGCCTTAGCCTCCTCATACTGCATGGCCTTGTTCATTCCGAAGGTAGCAGGCTCCCACATGTCAAATCG